GCCAGACGATCTCGGCATGGAGCTGTCCACGCGTTTGCGTCAGAACGGATGGTTCACGAACGACGTCGTTCGCATCGTTGAATATTGGCGGATGGTCTATCGCGACCGCACCATCGCCTTGATGAAGGACGGCTCGGTCCTTGACGTGACCGATAAGGACGAAGCTGAATACGCTGAGAACCTTTATCTCGATGATCAAGGCAAGCCACGTAAGCGCGTAGCCCCGCGTTGCGTGGCGCAGATGTACCTGATTACGGGTCATGCCATCCTTGACGGCCCGTACGAGCTTCCGATCAACCGTTTGCCAGTGTTCCGCGTCAATGGGCGCGAGGGAATGGTTGGCGACGATCGTGTTAGGTTCGGACTGACGCGGTTCGGCAAGGACGCGGCGCGGCTGAAGAACTACTGGCGCTCAACATCGGCTGAGTTGCTGGCGATGGCGCCCAAGGCTCAGTGGGGCGGCCCTGCCGACGCGTTCGAAGGCCGGGAAGAGGCCTTCCGCAATGCCCATCGCAGCGGTGATCCGCTGCTGATCTGGAACAAGAACCCGAGCAGCCCGCCGCAGCGCATGGACCCGCCGCCGCTTCCCGCAGCGGTACTCAACGAAGCGGCGATGAATGCGCAGGACGTCAAGGACACGACGGGCATTCAGGACGCGTCGCTTGGCATCCGGTCGAATGAGACAAGCGGTAAAGCGATCATGGCCCGCCAGCGTGAAGGCGACGTGGCCACGATCATGTACCACGACGAGCTTAACAGCGCGATTGAGGAATGCGGCGACGTCATCAACCAGTTGATCCCGATCGTCTACGATACGGCCAGAACCATTCGAGTAATCGGCAAGGACGGTGAGGCTCGACTGGTTCGGATCAATGACCCGATGCATCCGGACTCAATCGATCTGGCAAAGGGCAAGTATGACGTCGCGATCACGACTGGCCCGTCGTTCACCACGCGCAGGGTAGAGGCGGCTGAAGGCATCATCCAGCTTGCACAGGCCGTTCCGTTGATCGGCCAGGCAGCGCCGGACCTTCTCGTTGCGACGCAGGACATTCCGAACGGCGACGAGTTCGTTGAACGGCTGAAGAAAGCCCTTCCTCAGCAACTGACGCAAAACGACGATGCCGGTTCGGAAGGAACGGAGGGGCATGAAGGCGCGCAGCCGCAAGCCGATCCGATGCAGGCCCAACAGCAGCAAATGGCCGCCATGCAGGCGGAGGCCGCGCAGGCAGCACAACAGCACGCCATGCAGATGGCACAGATCGAATTGCGCAAGGAGCAGGCGCTTGCTGAAAAGGCGGAAGCCGATGCACGAGCAGCGGTCGCCAATGCGGAGCGGGCAGAGGCGCAGGCCGAAGAGGCGCGCGCAAAGCTTCATGGCGGTATCGCCAGCACGATCAACAGTTTGGCCCCCGAAGAGTCGGTACTTGGGGATGAAGCCGGAACAGCCGACACGCCCCCCGGCGCGCAGCCGGCCGCTCTGGAAGCGCAATTATGACCGATACCACGCTCGCGCCCGATGATGGCGCGAACACTGAGCAGGATTTCGCTCAGTTCGAGGCCGAAACGCTCGGCAAGACTTCCGGGGATCATGCCCCCGCAACTGTGACGAATGAAGACGAAACCGGGGAAAATGGCACCGGCGCAGTCGAAGGCGAAACCGGCGACGGAAAGCCCAAAACCAATTCCGTCCAGGAACGCATGAACGAAATGACGGCAGCCCGCCGAGAAGCTGAACGCGTCGCTGAAGAGCGTGCGCGGGAAGTGGAGTATTGGAAGGGCGTAGCCGAAGGGAAGAAGCCGGAGGCCGAAGTTGGGAAACCAGCCGAAGGCGACGATCCCGAGCCCAAGCCTGATGATTACGAATACGGTGAGGCGGATGCCCGCTTCATCGCCGACAACGCGCGCTGGAACGCGCGAGACGAGTTCCGCCAACAGCAGCGGCAGGCCAATGAACAGGCCGAAGCCGCCGCTCTGCGACGCGGACACGAGGCTCGCGTAGCCGAAGCGGTCGAGAAGTACCCCGATTACGCAGAAAAGGTCCAGGCGTCCGCAGATCGCGGCGAATGGCCCTGCACTCAGGTAATGGCGCTTGGCATCATGGCTTCCGAAGTGGGGCCTGATGTCGCTTATCACCTGGCGTCCAATCATGCAGAGGCGGCCCGCATTGCGAAGCTGCACCCGCTGGAACAGGCGCGCGAACTCGGGCGGATTGAAGGAGGCTTCCTGAACAAGCCGAAAGAGCCGGCCCCCAAGGTCGACGCTCCGAAAGCCCCACCACCGCCTACGCATCAGGCGCGCGGCGTGGGTGGCAAGTTCGAGGTTGATGACGACACTTCCGACTTCGCGGCCTTCGAGGCGAAATACCAGCGTAAATAACAACCCGAATGCCACGTCGTGAGACGTCGCTTTCCCTGCGCCCCACGGCTTCGGCCGTGTGGGCCTGATGGAGCACTACGGAAATGTCCAATCAGTTCAAACTCACGCAGAAGGTGGCCAACACCTTCCTGATGATCCTCAAGAACCAGCTCGTGATGGGCAAGATCACGAGTTCCGAATACAGCGAGGAATTCGGCCAGAAGAAGATGCAGATCGGTGATACCCTCACCGTTCGGCGCCCTCCGTCGTTCGTTGTGAGCGACGGCCCGACGTTCAAGAATCAGGACGTCGTGGTCGGTTCGGCCACCGTCAAGATCGACAAGCAGAAGCACATCGGGTTCACCTATTCGGATCTCGAACGCGCCCTGTCGGTCGATAACGCGCTGGAAGACGCCACGCTCAACGCCAAGATGGCCGCGCTCGCGCAGCAGATCGACAGCGACGGCATGGCACAGGTACTCAAGTTCTCGCAGTGGGTCGGCACGCCGGGCCAGGTGATCAACTCGGCGATCGACTTCAACGAGATGCCGAAGCGCCTGGACAACCTCGCGGTGCCGCAGACCGATCGTAACGCGGTGCTGGCGGTTGATGACTGGTGGGCAACTGCAGGCTCGTTCACCGGCAACAACTTCTTCGACAATGACATCACGAAGAGCGCGTTGCAGCGGGCACGTCTGCCGATGCTGGGTTCCGTCCAGCCGTATATGTCGCAGAGCGTCCTTGCTCTTACCACCGGCACGCGTACGGCTTCCGGCGTTATCCAGGTCAATGGCGCGTCGCAGAACGTCGATTACTCGACGGTTCGTGACACCTACGTTCAGAACCTCAACATCAAGGGTCTGACCGTTGGCTGGACGATCAAGGCCGGCGAGGTGTTCAGCATCGCGGGTGTGTATGCGGTGAACCCGCGCACGCATCAGGCGATGAACTATCTGCAACAGTTCGTCGTCATGTCGGACTTCACTGCTGCGGCTGCTACCGGCACCATTTCGGTGTCGTTCCCGATCATCATTCCCGATGCATCGGATACCACGACCGCCCGCACGAACACCGCGTTCTCCACGTGCAACTCAGCGCCTGCGGATTCGGCGGCTATCACGTTCCAGGGCACGGCCAGCACGCCGTACACTCAGAACGCCGCCTTCCATAAGTCGGCGATCCAGTACGTGTTCGTGAAGCCGCCCCGTCCGCACACCGGCGAGTTCGAATATGCCACTGACCCGGAAACGGGCATCAGCATTCGTCTGTGGGCATTCTCGGACGGTAGCGCCGACACGCACGCTTATCGCGCGGACGTGATCTACGGCGTCGAGAACCTCGACCCGCGTCTTGGCACGCGCGGCAGCGGCCTCGCCTGATCGAACTAAGCAGGGGCGTCTTTCGGGGCGCCCCTGTCCGTTGACGGAAAGGCTGACCCCATGACCATCAAGAAGTTTCCCGGCTGGCGCTGGGGCAAGGATCATCCCGAAGGCGCGATATTCGAGTCCGAGGATGACGTGCCCAAGGGCTATGTCGATGATCCCAATTTGCTGAAGGTTGGCCCGGAGGGGGAGAAGGCCGAACGCGCGCGCCTTGCTGCGGAATTGAAGGCGAAGGGCATCAAGTTCTTTGCAGGCGCGACCACAGAGAAGCTCCGCGAGCTTCGCGCGGCCAATCTGGGCTGATCCATGACCATCGCGAGCGCGATCATCTTCTCGGCTCTCCGGGAGTCGAACCTGATTGGCGTGAACTCCACGCCGACGCCGGGTCAGTCGAATGAGGCGCTGTCGCGGCTGAACGCGATCGTTGCGTCTGTGTTCGGCTATGAAGTCGGCGAAAAGCTGGCGGATTGGCCTGTCGGCGTTGTCGGGGTGACGTTCTGCGGACCAACTTTCTGGTCTGAGCTTCACTGGCGGCGACCGCATTCGAACGTGCGGCTTGTCGTCCATCATGACCAGGCCGAAACGATCATATTGCCCTCGCAACCGGATGATGG